CTAACACCACACTAGCAGTTTCATTCACAGCCATAACTGGCGCAGTATTTACTTTCAATGTCTTGCCAATCTTCCCAACAGCAGGCGGCGCAGCACCAGGAGCGCTAACTGATACTTGGACGATGACAGTCGTTGGAACACCATCAGAGAACTTTGCCTAATAGATCGGAGCATCGGGAGCTATGAAATTATCAATTACAATTGAATACAACGGAGGCGAAGTTGCCACCTATGTTGCTCAACCGCCAGAGTGGGCCAAGTGGGAAAAGACCACAGGCCACACAATCACAAAGGCGCAAGACAATATAGGAATCTGGGACTTGATGTTCTTGGCATATAACGCTCATAAGCGCGAAAGTGCTGGAAAGCCAGTCAAGTCCTTTGATGTCTGGATGGAAACTGTTGCCGATGTAAGGACTGGCAACGATGACCCAAAAGCCATCAGCCCGACAGCATAAGGCGGCTATTAGTAATAGTTGCTATTAAGACTGGTATCCCAATGCAATACTGGGATGATTGGGACGATGTAGCAACAGCAGTCGAGCTGATAAAGGAGAGAAATAGCAATGGCTGAAGAAATCGCAGCATTTGATAGCACTGAGCTTCGTCAAGTGTATAAAGCCTTCTCCTTGCTAGGCGATGAAGCCAAAGCCGAGGCTCGGGGAGTTTCAAATAATTTAGCAGAATATTTACGCGGCCAAATAATTAGAGCAGCTGAAACGCGCACAAAAGGTGGGGCAGCTGCTCGGCGTATTGCAACTGGTTCAAAAGTTAAAATGTCTAGCACTACAGGCGAATTGACTTATGGTTTTGCAAGTCAAAGATTTAGTGGCGGTGGCACTACAAAAGATTTATGGGCTGGTTACGAATTTGGATCAAATAAGTTTAAGCAGTTTCCCAGTTATTCTGGAAGATTCGGTCGCGGTTCTCGCGGTTGGTTTATTTATCCAACCTTGCGAAAAGAACAAAAGTATATAGTTGCCGAATGGACTAAAGCCTTCAATAAGATATTAGATAAGTGGGGCATAAGTGGCATCTGATTCAAGAGCATTAACGCTTAAGCTCCTAGCCGATACAGCTGACTTTCAAAAGAAGCTGGCAGCAGGATCTAAAGATATTGATTCGATTGGCGAAAGAGCTAAAGAATTTGGAGTAAAAGCTGCCGCTGCATTTGCAGCAGTTACAGCTGCGGCTGGTGCTTTTGCAATTAGTGCAATAAAAAATGCTGCGGAAGATGAGGCTGCTCAAAGAAAATTAGCCCTTACTATTGAAAATAGCACTAGTGCAAAACGCGAACAAATTGCAGCTGTTGAAGATTATATTACTAAGACTTCTTTGGCTGTTGGAGTTACCGATGATCAATTGCGCCCAGCATTTGCAAGACTAGTAAGAAGCACTAAAGATGTTGAGGAAGCAACAGAATTATTAAATTTAGCGTTAGACATAAGCGCAGCAACGGGAAAGCCTCTTGAAACTGTTTCAATGGCTTTGGGTAAAGCATACGATGGAAACGCAGCATCACTTGGTCGGTTAGGACTTGGCGTAGATGCAAATATATTAAAAAGCAAAGATTTCAATTTAATTTTCAAAGAGCTAACTGAAACCTTTGGCAATTTTGCTGAGAATGAGGCTTTAAGCACAGAAAAACAAATGGAGCGCGTCAAGATAGCTCTTGATGAAGCCAAGGAATCTATTGGCGCTGCCTTGCTGCCAGTAGTTCAAGAACTTACGGCTTGGATTTTAGAAAACTTTATTCCAGCCTTAGAAGCGTTTATAGCTGGCCTTACTGGCCAAGATGGTTTAGATGAATCCTTGACCGAGACCCAGAAAACAGCTGTTGAATGGGGTAAGAAGGTTAGAGGATTTATAGAGACAGTTATTCGCCTAAAAGATGAATTGCTTATTCTAGCTGGAGTTCTTGCTGCCGTATTTACAGTAAATAAAATAGCTGCTGGGGTTACAGCAACAATACTTTTAGTTAATAGTCTTATTCGCGCCTATAACGCTTTGAAAGCAAGCGCAATCGTTGCAGGTGTTGCTTCAACCTTCGCCCTAAATCCTTTGCTTGGCGCTGGCGCAGCTGCATTAGGTCTTGGAGCTTTAGCCGCAATTAGCGCAGCGCAAAGAAATTTTGACACTCAAGAAGTGGGCGTTCCAAGAAGTGATCTATTCTTTCCAAGCGGTGGGACTGGTGCCTCAATCGGTGTCTCTACTGGATTAGGCGGTTTAGGCGGTGGCGGCGGTGGTGGCAGCAGCTTTGGCGGCGGCGGAAGTTCAACTACAACTGGAACTAGTAAAAAAACAACTCAGACACTTATTGAGCAAGTAAGCGAAGCAAATTTTATTAAGAGAACAGCAGGCACTGGATCATTTAATGTAGCAGGCGTTAGACAAGCTGATGAACGCGGCAATGTTGTTATCAATGTTAATGCTCCAAGTGTTATAGATGAAGAAGGATTTAGCAGAGCAGTTCAATCAGCTTTAAATAACAGCAGCCGCAGACTTGGCGGCGGTGGAGACCAACTCATCCTATGACCATCTGGAGTCCCACCTATCGAGTTAAGGTCAATGGCTCTACAGTTACAGGGGTAACACTTAGCGGCCTAACTATCACCTCTGGTCGCACCAGTATTTATGAACAGCCTCTGGCTGGCTATTGCAATCTAACCCTTCTCGAAACTAATGGCTCGCAAGTCTCTTATGAAATCAACGATGCAGTAACAGTTGAAGTGCTAAACGCCAGCTCGACATATGTCTTTCTATTTGGCGGCTTTATTACCGACCTAACCATCGCAGTAGCCAATTCAGGATCTACAGCAACCAGCCAAAGAATCAACATAGTAGCCGTTGGAGCTTTAGCCAGACTTGCTAGACATATCTTTGATGGCAACCTAGCCCATCAATTTGATGGCGATAGAATCCTTGACTTATTGGAAGAAGTATTGCTGGGCAGTTGGAATGAAGTCCCAGCGGCATTAACTTGGAATACTTATGAACCGACCACTCGATGGCTTGATGCTGAAAATACTGGACTAGGAGAGATAGATACTCCAGGCGATTTTGAGCTTCACAGCCAGACAGGTATCACTGCAACGATTTACGACCTAGTATCTCAAGCGGCTACTTCTGGACTTGGTTATATTTATGAGGATGCCCAAGGTCGGATAGGTTATGCAGATTCGACCCACCGCAGCCAAGAACTAGCTCTCAATGGATATATTGACTTAGACGGCAATCACGCCATTGGTCCTGGCCTACAGATTACCAAGCGCGCTAGTGATGTCCGCAATTCTTTGACTATTACCTATGGTGCTACCAGCGAACAGGCCATTACCGATGAGGATGCAACTTCAATAAGCCTTTATGGGGAACTTGCTGCCGAGGTTACAACGACCCTTCGCAACCAAGTAGATGCTGAGGATCAAGCAGCCTTTTATCTTCTTATTCGCGCCTATCCTCAATTTGAGATGCGACAGATTACTTTCGCCCTTGGCAACCCAGAAATTGACAACACAGACCGCAATTCCCTATTAGGCGTATTTATGGGGATGCCGCTCAACATTGTCAATCTGCCAGCCAATATGACTCTAGGCGAGTTTCAAGGCTTTGTAGAGGGCTGGACTTGGACGGCTAACCTAAACTCATTAACCCTAACTTTGAATGTCTCACCTGTGGCTTATAGTCTCCAAGCAATGGCTTGGCAGGATGTACCAGCTAATGAGACCTTTAATACGATATTGCCCGATTTGACTTGGCTCAACGCTACAATAGTTGCATAGGAGATTAAATGGCAACCACAACGAATTACTCTTGGACTACGCCCGATGATACGGATTTAGTCAAGGATGGCGCAGCCGCTATCCGCACACTTGGATCATCAATTGATACAACAGTTTTTGCCAATGCCGGCAACGCAATCAACAAAACTATTGTCGATGCTAAAGGTGATTTGATAGCTGCAACGGCAGCCGACACAGTAGCAAGGTTGGCGGTTGGAACTAATGGTCAATATTTAGCCGCGAACTCAGCAACAGCTACAGGTTTAGAATGGCAAACAGTTTCGGCCGGAGGTATGACTTCAATTGCTTCTGGAACACTTTCTGGAGCATCCGTTTCAATAACTTCTATTCCTGGAACCTATAATGAAATTTGGTTATATGTTAATGCAGTTGATTTAAGTGATGACGATACTTGGACTTATGTTCAATTTAATAGCGTTACCTCAGGATCTAAATATTTTGAGTGGGCTTCTGGAACTGCAACTGCAACAGGCGGCGGTAATGCTGATTCTTTGGGTTTAATTAGAGCCAGCGATAACGCAGTAACTACCTCATCAGCCCTTCTAAGACTTGTTAATTACAATACTACGAACAGTCATAAATTGGGTCAATCAATTAGCGTTGGAATTGATAAAACAACTACAACGACTTTATTGCCAAATTCGATGAATCATTTATTTAATAGCCCATCTGCGGCAATAACGTCAATTCAAATTTTTCCACAAGCGGGAACGTTCCAAGGTGGAACCTACGCTCTATATGGAGTTAAATAATGTCAATTATAAAAATTCATAACGCGGAAACCAATGAAGTCATTGAAAGAGAAATGACAGAAGCAGAAATAACCGAGTGGGACATAAAAAAAGCCGCTGCCGGAAAACAGGCAGAGGCAGCAGCTAAGGCCGCCGCAGCTAAAGCCGCACTATTAGAAAAACTCGGGATAACCGAGGATGAAGCTAAACTGCTGCTGAGCTAATGGCCCGACTATGCGCAGCAGGTGTTCAGTTACGGGAGCAGATAGATGACGATTATCCTGATAGGGATCGTAAGTCTGATGGTTGGATTGCTGACGCTCGCCACCGCGCTAAGGGGACTTCTGACCATATACCAGACGCTAAATCAGGAATCGTTAGAGCTTTAGATATTGATGCTGACTTATCAGCTCACAAAGAAGAGGCTTACGCGCTAGTTGAGAAGATTCGCAAATTAGCCAAGAAAGGCGACAAGCGAATTGCTTACATTATTTTTGATGGAAAGATTATGAGTCCGATACTGGGATGGAAACGCAGAACTTATAAAGGCGCTAACCCTCACCGATCGCATTTCCATATTTCATTTACAACTTTGGGAGACAAAGATGGCAGTTATTTCAACCTCGAAGGAGAAGTTAATGAGCGACTTAAAGAAGATGGCAGAAAGCTGGGCCAAGACATTCCTAGCAACGGCACTAGCGACTTATCTAGCAGTCGGCCTAGATGTCGATGCAATTGCCAATGCAGCTCTCGTATCAGTCTTGCCTAGCATCATCAATTGGCTAAACCCTAACTACGAGCGCTACGGCAGAGTCAAGTAATGCCAGCACCTGAGCTTGCAACCTTAGTTGCCTCAGTATTGGGATCTATTGCTCTACTGATTGCTGGCCTTCGCTACATAATCAAACTTGAAAATATCCCCATTGTGTCGCGCCTTGATAAGATGGAGTCTCAGCTAGAATTGGCCCTAGCGAAAGGGGTCAGAAATGGCAACGCGAAAGCGCGTAAGTAAGAAGCCAGTAAAGCGGAAACGCACTACTAAAGAAACACCGCTTACAAAGCTTGATTTTTGGGCCATTGCTGCCAATGAAGTTTATAAAGCCTGTCGCAGAGCTGGGATGGATGAAGGCACTTCTTTGGCCTTTGCTATGGATCGTAGCTCTTATCCCGATTGGATAGTGCCCGCCGATGACCCAATAAAGAAAATAGGTTGGGAAGATGGCGAGGAAGATAACTAATCTACTTTCGAGAGGTTGAGCTCTTTGAGGCTCTCAAGTCGCTTTATCCAGACTTGACGCCTCTTTCAGCGACCGACCGAGCAGATGGCATTACCAGCGATTCCTATATTGAGCTCAAATGCCGCAGGACCCACTATGAAACCCTAATAATTGAGAAGAAGAAGTGGGATTATTTGGCCGATATAAGGGCTAGGACGGGCGCTAAGACCCTTTATATCAATGCCACACCTAAAGGGATATACCAGTTCGATTTAGGGGCTGTAATGGAGCCTGAATGGGTTATGAAGCGCCTTCCAATAACGACTGATTTTGCCAATAAAGCTACAAATGAACGACTGGCTGGCTTCTTAGATATTCGCCACGCCGAGCTGCTACTTGTCTAAATAGATTTAAGCAAATACATTTATCCCGTAAATCCATTTAGGATTACAGAACGGGAGCATAAATGATAAATAAAGTAGCTCTTATTCGATTTGATTCTCAGGCTGGAGCTTGGACTGATGAGACAAATTGGGTTAAGGGATCAATAATCAGACGATTCGCCAAAGAGCGGATGGGTAAACAGCAGCTAAGAGGCCGATTATCTAAGGCCGAAATCTCTGCATATTGGCTTGATAAATATGGGGTTGATGCAGATGTTGCCTAATTTATCTGATGAAGCAGTAGTAGGAATAATTATTGGAGTTCCATTTATCGGCCTTTATATCTGGAGTCTTTGGAACTCATCTAAAGCCAAAGCCTTTAATGAAGGTTATAAGAGAGGAAGGTCAAGTGTCCGATTCACAGAGATCGTTAAGTGATTGGCTCGAAGATGCTGGTAACACCCTGCTTGACAGGGGGATTGAATATGGCGACCCGAGGCACAATCTATTACGCATTTTCAAAATCAGTAAAGCACTCGGTATTCAGCTCCGAGACCCATCTGACTTGGCGCTTATTGCTATCGCGACCAAACTCTCAAGAATGGTGGAAAGTCCAGAGCGCGAGGATTCGTATCTCGATCTCATTGGATACGCCGCTATCTTGGGTCGATTACGATTTTCAACACCAGAAGATTGGGACGACATTGAGTTTGACTCGCAATCATAATACGAATCAATACTGCGATTACTGCAAGTATCGCTGGGGACAAAATAAGAATGGCTGGGATTTAAGAGCTATGACGCCAGCAGTTTGGAAAGTCCAAAGCGAGACACCGCTTCGCAAAGCACAGGTCAGGTTCTATTGCCAGCCTTGCGCAGATGAAGTTCAGAATTGGCCAGATGGCACATTTTATTCATTGAAAGAACAGTTAGACGATGCGATAAATGATTTCGCAGGGAGAGAGAAATTAGATGTCGAATTACCTTGATGATTATGTTTCAGTTCAAGACCGATTAAAGGAGTTTATAAATGCTTATCCAGATTATCGAATCAAGACTCATATCTTGGCGGAGTCGCTTGTCGCTAATTGTGATGTCTATATCATTAAAACTGAGCTATATCGCACTGAAGCTGACGCACATCCTTGGACTACAGGTTTATCCAGTGAGTCTAAATCCAAGCAATATGCACTGGAGCTTGCGGAAACTGGATCGCTGGGACGCGCACTTAACCTCGCTGGATACTTCGCTAAGACTAAACCGAGCCCAAAGAAGGCAATTGAAACGACTAAGCCAGCTCTTGCGCAATTCATAAAAGAGCAACGCCCTAATGATCCTGAGCCAATTGTCTGGGATGTAAGTGCAATCGCAAATCAATTAGGTGCTGAGATAATTGATGAGATTCCTCTTTGCTCTGGTGGCGATGGACCAATGGTGCTAAAGACTGGCACTAAAGAAGGCAAAGAATATAGGGGCTGGGTATGTCCAACTCCTAAGTCTGGTCATTCTGCTAAATGGATGCGTATCGGTTCAGATGGGCATTGGGTGTTTCAGAAATGAGTTGGACGGATGATCAATATATTCACCTGTATGAAATGGGTAATGCTTTATCCGAGCAAGAAACAGTAAGGCAAAAAAATCTAAAACATTGGTTTAAGGGCTATACGATGGGTCTTGCAATTCTAACTTCTTTGTTTTCTTATGATGAAGTTGTTAAAAGATGGGAAGAACTTAATGCGCAGTGATGCTCATCCATTTATCTGCTCAAATTGCAAGCTAGTTACTCCGCATATTGAGTTGCATAAATACGATTCAACAGATATTGCAGAAGCACCTGAAGAAGTTTGGCTAGTTGAGTGCCAAAGATGCTTTATGCAAAGAATCATTTATCCATCAGATCGCGTAACTGCCAAAGAGGACGATATTGTCAGATGCGACCAATGTGGTAAATGGAAGATGAAAGCAGCAAAGTGTCGAATATGCCGATTAGCTGCTGGATTGGAAGAAATATCAGAACGCTATTGGACTGGTAATGAGACAAAAGAAAGACCTTACAATGCCGCTTTATGAATATCGCTGCGATAAATGCGATGCGACAAAAGAGCAATATCAGCCTATAACCCTAAGAAATCTAGTAATCTGCGATAATTGTAGCGTTGCAATGTGGAGAGTCTGGAGACCCAATCCAATCCACTTTAAAGGCGAAGGCTGGGCAGGGAAGGACAAATGAGCAAACCCCATTCTATTAGATATATCCGTCAGCTGATGGAATGGGGATTTGATAAAGAGTTTATTGCTAAAGATTGTGGTATCAACCTGGAATCGCTTGAAACTAGGTTAAGAAGAGCTAAAGAGAGGGAGCGCAAGAATGGGAATCAAGGAACTGAGTCTGGAACTAGCAGCAGTGAGTCTGATAGCAGATGAGGCTAAGAAAGCTAAAGATAGGCTGAGAGCAGCATTACAGGCCGAAATGGACGCTATTGGGGCAGATAGGGTCAAAGCCGAGTATGGCGATGATGTTATAGCTTATGTAACTATTACTAAGCCCAAATTTAAGTGGGTTATCAAGTCAGATAAGCGATTCGTTGATTGGGTTAAAGCTAATATCCCAAGCGAAATAGTTGAATCGGTCAGAGAATCATCAGTTGATGCGATATTAGATAAATTTAATTATCTGGACGATATGGTTATTGATCCAAATGGTGAAGTAATAGATTGGTTAGAAGGCAGTCAGTCAGAGCCTTATTTAATGACCAAGTTCCATAGTGATGGCAGGGAAAGACTGAAAGACGCCTTTCAATCAGGCCAGTTAGAGTTTAAGAAGATATGGGAGTTAGAAGGATGATTGTCTATGACTTCTTCGCTGGTACAGGATCAGCAACTAAAGCATTTGAGGATAGAGGCCATAAGGTAGTCAAGGTCGAGTTACAGCCTAAATTTGAGGCAGATGAAAGAAATGTGCTAGAGCTACAAGCTGCTGAAATGATAGCTAAATATGGTCATCCAGACTTCATTTGGGCTTCTCCACCTTGCACTACTTTCAGCGTAGCTAGTTGCCCTATCTATTGGCATTATGTAGATGGAGTATTAACAGTTAAAGATGACAGAGTTTATGATGGTATAGCAATGGTTAAAAAAGCTATTAGTTTAATAGATGAGATAAAACCGAAGTTAGGCTGGCTAATTGAGAATCCTAGAGGGATGCTAAGGAAGCTAGAGTTTATGCAAGAACTTCCTAGAAGAACTATAACTTATTGCCAATATGGTGATTTCCGAATGAAGCCAACTGATTTATGGGGAGTAGTGCCAGGATGGGAATCGCGGCCTATGTGCAAAGCTGGCTCACCTTGCCACGAGCAGTCTCCTCGGGGTACTACGACAGGCAATCAAAGATTAGGCAAGCAAGCTAGGTCGATGATTCCGTATGCATTGGGTGAAGAAATATGTATCCAGTTAGAGATAAATCTAAATGAAAGATGACATATACCCAATATGGAGAGATATAGATGACCATATGGATATGCCTGATGGGGTTGATTTCTAGTAAATACTAATAAAACTTGTCCATATAGTGAGATAAGGAGTAAGTCAATGCGTAAGATATTTGACAGAGGCATTACCATAACGCCAAAGCGCGGGCGCATAGCTGGCCCTTCAGCGAAGGTTAGGACAGCCTATTGCCTTTCGCTGATGCTACTGGCCTTACAGGCTATATCTATACAATCATCAAAAGCAGATATGAATCTCAAGCTTTATGCTTACAATAAAATGGATTGGTCAGAGTTTCAATGTTATAACTGGTTGATTATTAAGGAGAGTAGATGGAATCCAAAGGCTCGTAATGGATCACACTATGGCCTTGGTCAGATGCGTTCTACTTGGTATAGAGACCTTAGCCCTAAGAAGCAAATAGATGCGCATATTAAATACATAAGACATAGATACTCTGATGCTTGCATTGCACTTCATCACTTAGAGACTAAGGGCTGGCATTGAGCAGACGCTATAACTCTAGCTACTATCAAAAGACAAGACTTCAAGTATTGCAACGCGATTACAATACCTGCCATTATTGCGGCCTTGAAGCCAATACAGTTGATCACCTAATACCTATTAGCAAGGGTGGAACTGATGAAGCTTCTAATATGGTTGCTTGCTGCTCTCAATGCAATAGTTCTAAGCGCGATCGTATGACCCCTACCTTTTTTGAGCGCGTTTCCAGACCCACGACCCCCATTGGGAAGATTTTCCCTGAAAATGGCTCGGCTAGGCATTACCAAGAATGAAAG